TTATCAAAGATTTTCTTACCAAACTTAAACAAGCGAACTTGTCCTTCATTCTCTGGATGCTTTGGATCAGAAACGATCAAAACATTACAGATGTAAGATAACTTACGCTTTTGTTTACGAGCAATTTCCTTGTTGGCATCAGAACCAGAATTCCACAATTTAGAATTCAATTCACCGACAGGATCTTTCTCACCAAGAGTGGTAAGAGAGTTCTCGATATACCACTTACCAGTTGGACCCTGGAAGGAGTGGTTAAAGATACGAACCCATGGGAGTTCGTCACCTTCTACGCGAGGTAGAAAACGCAGTGTGGCTGTACCATTACCAGCCTTATCGGCTTCTAGTTTCCACATTCTGTCGTCTTGGTAGGATTTTTTGCCACCGCCAGATTCGGGGTTAGCAATTTTTTCGAATTCGGAAGTGATTTTACCGAAATCTGTGTTGCGCATTTTGCGAAGTGCTTGAATATCCATATCGTATTTCCTTTGTATAAATTGTATTAATATATTTTATGTATTAGTATTATTGTCTTCATCGTATGTTTCAAATTCATAATCTAAGTTATCCTCATCATAATATTCTTCAACATAACTATTTAGCACTTTCATACCTTTACCTTTTTGGTTTCTAGCATGTTTAACTTTCTTAAACTTACCAGTTACCTCTACTTCATCTTCGAAGTGAAGATCTATCTTGCGACTCATATCAATGTAACTCTAAAATCTCTTGTTTAAAATTTTCATGGACACGTAAGAGTCGTTCAGTATCATACTTAACGAATCCCTTACATTTAACTATTTTACGGCATTCTTCTCCCAAAAGCAAATTTAATTGCGAGGGAATTCTTGCAATATAATTTACATAGTTGTCTAAAATAACCATAGATTCTATTGTGACATATCCACCGAGATATAACTTAAACAACTCAGGGAAATCACTACCACTTTTCTCATATAGATGATTCTCAGATAACTCTTCTTTTTCTAGATGCAAGCAGATTGCATGTAAGTCGTTTTCAAATACTTGCGAAATACTTTCTTTTCGTTTGTTCCAAGTAATTAAATTACGCTCACCTTCTCCTGGCTCGTACACAACTTCATTATTTCCGTAAGCAAAATTAGCAACAAAGTATTGAATCACATCCCTTTCGGTAGGAAACTTTCTTGCCAACTTTTCAAAGATAAACCTATCATTACGAGAATAAAAAGTGTCTCGAGCACCTTTTACATGACCACGATTGTTAAACACATTATACGAATTCGTAGTAAAGTGTAACTTCACAGCCATATAAAGTTTCCAAACCTTATACCCATCCATCAAACATCCAATTGTGCTGTTTTCGGTAAATGACCACTTGCCTGAAAGTCCATCTTCATTTTCTCTTTAAGTGATTTATTGATCAAGGATTTAATTTCTTCAGGATCGATAAAATTTTCTTTACAATATTCTAAGATGGCATCGACATGAGAACATTTCCTATCTCGTGCCATCTGTTCGATATAAAGAGAAAACGACTTCGAGTCTTCAAATACTTTTGAGTTTGTTAATGTAAGCATTTGCTGTTGTGATTACCTCATTCAGTTCGCTATACTCTCGCGATTTTGTTTTATAAAGTTTCCAAATTGGAGTATCAGTTTCTTCTGAATTCATTTTGCGATCAAACATATCAAGATACTTATCGAACCAACGATCCAAGACTTTTCGCTGTTTGATCAACGACAATTGGATTCTCTCAAGCGCAACAATATCTCTATCTATTGCGCAAAGAGAAAACTTTTCTTGATACTCATATTTACTCAATTCCATCACAGGCTCCTTTTTAACAGTCCTAAGACTATTATACCCTATTTACGAATTAATGTCAAGCACTATTTTTTACTACTTACAGGGGAATCTGTATGTTTAGTTGCAGCATAGAGCACACACATGGTTCCATTGGAGTCGTATGCACACTTAATTGCAACTGGGTCAACACCCTTTACAATGCCGTTTTCAATATTTGCAGACATTAGTCTATCTTTTTGCAAGTTGTAGTATGCAATAGAACTAATTGCAGTAATCAAGACAATTGTCGCACAAATTACAAATAAATTTCTTTCAGTCATAATAAACCATCCTTTTAGTTTTTTAATAAGATCCATCATCGGTAACTATCCTTAGTGTTAGTGGACCAACTGTAGCAATGGTTGTATGCATAGCTGGATCCATATCATCTGGACCATGAACTTCAAAGTTAATTCTCCAGTGGTATGGGTTCACCGCAAAGGTTATCCAAACTCCTGAATATTTTAACCACTTCACTTTAAATCCTTTACTAAGTCACATAGTCCAAGTTTCTGTGCTTCCTGAGCAGATAACCAAATATCTTGCGGAGGAAGAAGTGTTTCTCTAATTGTTACTTCAGTTAATCCTGTCACTTTTTTATAGTGAGCAATCATTCGTTTTGTTGTCAAATCGAATTCTTTAACTGTTGCAAATAACTCATGCTCTTTACCAAATGCACCCCAAGAATACTGGTGCGATAAAATAGAAGTGTTCGGTGTAAGAATTCGTTGTCCTTTAGTTCCTGATGCAAAGATTAATAACCCTGCCGAAGAAACCTGTCCCAAACCAATTGTTCGAATTGGTATAGAAGAACCACGCATCGTATCAATAACTGCGAACGCAGCATTCAAATCGCCACCTGGAGAACAGATAATCAAATTAAGCAACTCTGGTGTTTCAGGAGAGAAATTTGATTCAAGTATCCATTCTACCAATGGTTTTACTGAAGAAAGGGAAACTTCTTCCATAAGAAGAAAGAATCCATGAGTAGATTTATCACCTTCTTTAAGAAAGTCTAAATTCAATTTTTGCATCATACTATTCGCCATCACTACTCCATTAGGGTCTATAAAAAATGTGTCTACCAATTGTTACTGTTTTTTGTAATTTCCATCTAGGATTAACATAATCCGCATGATAATATAAAGCACCATCGGTTTTATCATCAATAGTATCATAATTCATATAAACAAAAACTGCTATTTCTTGCGTTCTCTGATATACTTCTTTTTGTCTATCATTGAAGTGTTGATTTTTGTATAGAGAAGCGAGTTGTGCCTTAGATTCGCACCACCAAGAAAACTGACAAGTATGTCTAGTCTTTTGCTTCACCACACCACAAACAGAATCATCAAATCCATGTTTAACTCTGTTCATCGTAACCATGCCTACGGCAATTTGACCATCTTTTGGTTCGTAGGCTGATTCAAAGTAAATATTGTCTGCCAAGCATTCTACTTCTGTTTTAGCGAATGGGGTCAGATCTGAGTAGTCAATTCCATGTAGAGGAATTAGATTTTTGCCGTTTAAGGCGATCAAAGGGGTAATAATAATTAAACATAATAGTGTTATCGTTGTATATAGTATTTTTGTATGCATACATCTCCTTAATTGTAGAAGAAAAGGTGTGCGAACACACCTTCCAATCCCATTATCAGGTGGACTTTTTCGGAGTCTTGGTATCTTGGGGGATATTTGAAACGAAACCATTTAAGACTTGTGCCTTAGCAATGACTTCTGTTTCGGATGGATAAGCTGGGAATCCTGGATGTTCAGGTAACTCTCCACCATTGATTTTAGCAATTTCTAGTTTGGCATGCCAACTGTTGCTAATAACCTCACGCTTGCCATAATAATCATCATTTAACATATCTTTCGCCATTTTTAAAAGTTCCAGGCGAATCTCGAACGGGGTCAAATTACTCATGTTGTACTCCTTGTGTGTTATGAGTTGTGTGTAAAGATGGTTTTATTGGGATCCATCAACCCACTGTGTAATAATATTTAGGTAATATTATTTCTTATCTTCAGCTTTTTTCTCTACCTTTTTAGCAGTAGGTTTGTGCTCAGAAGGTGCTTTCTTTTCTTTTTTCTCTGTCTTTTTCTCAACAGCAGCAACTGGTTTAGTCACAGCTGGCTCAGCAGCAAAAGTAACGGAAGCAAAAGCAAACATAATAAATGCAATAAGTGATTTCATGGTATTTCCTTTAAAAAGTTAATCATAGCACTCGTTCAGCATTAATGTCGTCACTTTAGTTAGTCCAAGATAACTTTGGCTATCGGGTGCTAACATACAGCAAAGACTTCATTAATTCGTGATGGTTTTATAGAGACCATCAACTCTCAAATTAGAATGAGTATTTCAAACCAGCAGCGATAGTGCTACCATCTAAATTACTAACACGAGATTGACCTGCTTGATAACGATAGTCTGCGGTCAAAGCAATTTGCTTAGTTATTGGATAAGATGCGCCAACACCAACAAGTGCTGCGTAACCATCAGTTGAACCTTTTTGATCCAAATAAGCAACACCTGCTTTTGCGGCAAGAGTTACTGGTCCAACATTGGTCACATCATATGAACCAACTACACTGTACTTATATAGATCAGTGCCAGTTTTGTATTGATCGAAACCAGCAGTAACACCGAATGATCCATATTTCTGACCAATAGTAATACCTAAACCAGTACGATCTGAGTTTGCAGTATCACGACTTCCATTGATGCCGAGTTCAACTGCTTGAGCACCGATAGATGCTAATAGTACTGCGACTAAAATAACTTTCTTCATGTAATTCCTTTTTAAAATAAAATGGTAACTTATTCTGTTACGAGGAAAGTTACCGAAACCCTAAGCAGTGTTTAGGCTGCTAATGCGAACTGTGCGTCGTTTGCGTTTACGGTTTTGCTTGATTGACAGTCATCGCCTACTGTGTTGCCGTCTCCGATATCTTGCCCTGTCGAAACCTAGTCATCCCCATCAGAAGTATTTTATTTTCACAAACAGAGCCAGTCTTATCTGCTGGGTGCTAAAATACTTTTGGTGGAGATGGGGAGAATCGAACTCCCGTCCAGAACACATTCTCTTTGAAGGAATTACAACAATTAGTTTGGAATCATAACTGTACGATAACAGTTACAGTTCGCATCTAAAATAGTTTCGTAGTGATATCCATAAGGCACTGACTGTTGATATACAACAGGTGGCTGTTGCTGATATATAATGGGTGGCTGTTGCTGAACAATAACTGTTCTTGGTTGTTGAGCAATAGCATAACCAAAGACACCACCAAGTACCAATGGTGCAGCCCAACCATATCCATTACTCTGATAGTATCCACCACCATGGTGATGATATCCATCAGCAAAAGCTGATCCAGTGAATAGACTTGTTACGGTAATTAAACTTATAAGAATTTTTCTCATAATATTTCTCCTAGTAAGATCTAGTATACTATATTTAGTATTTTTAGTCAAGTTAGATACCTTTTACTTGCAAGTACTCTTGTCTCAAATCTTTGAATCCACCAATCCACTCATCTCTACGCTCTTGAAATATCTGTGGTGTATATTCATCTACACCGATTATGATTACAAGACGACTTACAGGAATTCCTGTCATTTCTTCAAACATAACTGCGTAGGCAGAAGTCTGCATAAAGTATCCATGAATCCAGTCACGATTTTTTATTTTTGCAGATGTCTTAAAGTCAATTATTGACAACTTACCTTTATACTCCGCAATACAATCAACAGTTCCTGCTACTTGTAAGTGATTTGAGTACAGTGGACTTTCCAACGCATGTATATTATCTATGTTATCTAATTCTGGGATGAGACTTTTAAATAATTGCGTATCGAATATATCTGGTTGAGTTGATTCTCCACGGAGATAGGATTCACAGAGGGAGTGAACTTTTGTTCCTCTTGTTGCTGCTCTGGTGGAGATTTTTGTTGCTTCTGCTTCTCCGACTCTTTTTCTCCAAGCAATGATGCTCTGTTTTGAATGCAATCCAGTAATGGTGGTAACCGAGGGATAGGCTCGACCCGAAGGTGTTTTGTATAACCTACCTTCGGGACTATCGATACGCTCCAGTTTCGCGAAATCATGATATATAAAATTTTTCATTAAGCAAGTTCAGCAATACATTCATTATAGTGTGCAATACGATCTTCTAGTCCAATGTAACCACCATTAATTTTTTTGGTCATTAATTTTATATCACCATTATCTGCTTGAACATTTAACTTATTTGTATTCCAAAACCAAATAGCAGACATCAAAGCAAAACTCTTATCGTAGGTTACCCAATCAGGATTATCAAGTAAGTTTTCCCAATCATCAAACATGTCTTTTGCGAATGATGTATAGTTTGCTTTACCAGTTAACTGGATTGGTCCACGACCACGATATCTATAACCATCACCAGATTCTGGTGCGCCATTGCCCATGCGGTTGGCATAAATCTTGTTGGCAATCATTTCTGGTTTGCGAGCATACGGAGTAGCTGATTCAAGTGTAGGAAAATATTTCTTGAAGGTGTTATTCAATCCTTGTGCGGAATAGTTTAGATTTTCTTCAAATACTGTCCAGCCACCAGACTCATGTCCACATTGAGCAAGGAATGCTGCTACACGATGTGGAGTGTTAATCTCGTAAGTAGGAAATACCTCTGCCATGGCATCAGCCCAAACTTGAGGTTCAGGGTTGCGTGGGAAAAGTTTATGAAACTGTTCTGCTGTTATCATTTTTTATCCTCGTAATCTTCGTATTTTAGTTTAGCCAAAATATAATCTTTAACTAATGATGAGCGAACAATATCATCTACAGTAAATTCAATACGAGTAAATGCTTTCATATGCTGAGCAATATCAAAGAATTTTAAAATACCTGTAACATCGTTCTTACGTTTATTTAGGTCAGTCTGACGATAGTCTCCGCACCAGATAATTTTAGACATATGACCAACTCGAGTCATAACTGTGTCGATTTCTTCATAAGTCAAGTTCTGCATCTCATCAACAATGATAATAGCATTATCAAAGGACATACCACGAATAAAAGATGTAGAGATAAACTGTATATGTCCTTGTTCTTCTAAACGATCCCAAGCATCTTTACGATCAAAAAACTGATGACAAATTTGACGGTATGGTTGTTCGTAAATTTCCATCTTCTCGCCAACATCACCTGGGAGATGTCCCATTTCGCGAGATTGAACTGCTGAACGAACTACAATAATTTTATTGAAAGGGTTTGATTTATCCAGTACTTCTTCGATTGCTTTGTAGAGTGCAATGAAAGTTTTACCTGTACCTGCGACACCATGTAATGCTATAAAATAATCACCTGTTCTATATGCTTCAAAAAATAATTTTTGATTTTCAGTTAATGGTTGGAATGTCTTTAAGTTATCTAATCTTAGTTTTAACTGATTGCTTGCTATTGGTTTTGTCTCACGAGTCTCATTATTATTTTCTACTATTGCCAGTGAGGATTTACGAGCCATTAAAATTCCTTAAATTTGAGACGAGGTTTTATCGAAATCTGCATATGTTGTTCGTTGTTTAATCTTTTGTAGCACCTCCTTAAATCCAGAGTCCATTTTGCGAACACCTAATCTTACAGGATCACCAATTGATGGTGCGTATCCGTCATAGTGTCTTTCGTGGGTGGGGTTGTCTAGTCTGTACTGATCGTACTCAGACATTTTACAGTTAATTTCAAAAACATCACCAGTTTCAGTATTCTTCATCAAATATGTTGTCATTATAACTCCTTATTTTCTATTTATGAAACCCAAGATGGTGTTTCACGGTTTTTCCAGGAGAACATGCGAGTTTTGTCGCCAAGGTAATAGTTCTTATAAGACTGGATTGAATCGCCAGCTACTTTATAGTGATCAGGCATGGCTGGAGTTGGCTCAGTGAATTCACCAATTGGTATATTTTTTGGTGGAATACTCAATTCTATATCTAATCGTGTAGTTGCATGATGTTTCTCATAACGATGGGTGTATTCATTACATAACCAACCAAACAACTCATAAAGCCAAAAATAATTTGCTTGTGACTGTCTTACCCAAATAGCAGAAGGATGATTGATGTGAGTAGCAGAGTAAAGAAGAGAATCACGCTCATCCATAAGCACATATGAAGTTTTCTTACGTCCAGATGATGAACGACCCACAGAAAGAGTACCGTCAAGAACACGATGGGCAGTAGAAAGAAGTTGAGCATATTCGAGAATCATCTTTACGCAGTGTTTGTCCACATGCATTTCTGCGCAGGTTTTTGGATCATTATGTAGATAAAATATATTCATAGTTTCACCTGTATACGTGGAACATCTTGCCATGTACCATGTAATTTAATGTTACCACATTGATCGTGAGTATTACATTTAACTTGTAATCCAACTTTTGTAATCTTTCCATCGTTAACATACTCAACTACCTGAAATTCATAACTGATTGGATCAGGAAATGTGAATGTAGGTGGTAATGGCGCTGGTGGTGTAACAATTGGTATGAATGGAATGATACCAGTAAAAGTGCTTGCAGTTAATGTCATAATTATCTCAATGCAGAAATTGCTGAATCTAACAAACGAATTGTTTCGGAAGATGTAGTATGCAGAATACCATGACCACCTGCCTCAACAAAAGGACTAATACATCCAACAGAGTCATCAATCAAAATGGAAGTTCCTGTAGCCCATTTCGCTTTTTCTTCTTTACTTCTAGAAAAGTTTGCTCGGTAAGGGATGTTTTTCTCGTTTAGCCATTTTATCTTTTGAGATTTCGCAGCGTCGCCTTGTACTGTTTCATGAGTTCCCATTGATGTAAGAATTTCAATGTTAATATCTTTTAACTTAGACACATGGGTCAACAATTCTTGAGTATCAGACAGAAAGTCTAATTTCTCAAAAATACGATGTTCCAAAACAGCAGACCGAAATTTCTTTCGGTCTTCTTTGAGTGGGTCATATTTGGTGTATTCCTTGTTAAAATCAGCAAGGACACCATCCATATCTAAGTAAAGTGTAATCATTTTGTTGCTTCAGCAATTTCTTTATAACCAGCCCAAGAAGGATGAACACCATCCACTTGATATCGTTTTGTATTAAGAATTATATCATTGTTTTCGTTTGCCACATGCCATACTGCAGATTGTGCCTTGGGAAATTTATCACTGGGCATAACCCAGTAGACTACCTGAGCATTGGTTAATTTTCTAATCGTTCTTAATTCTTCTTCGGTTTTAACATACTGATGATCATTAGAACCAAGAGAAATAATTACACGACTAGCGACCAGTGGTGTGTTCTGAATATTTTTATTCAACCACTGATGCGAGTTAACTCCACCCTTAACATATGCAACACACTCTGGTCTTACATTTGCGATTCCAACACCAATACTATCACCAACTATTAAGCATTCAATCATTTTTTCCTCAAATATTTACTCATGTCAGGAGGTTGCCATCCTTCAGGTTTTAAAATTTTACCATCTTCACGACGAATTACTTTTTGAGTCACTGGGTCAAGTTTGCGCATATTAGATCTAAGAACTTCATCCCATGCTCCATCAGCGTCATATCCCTTCATGGCACAGAATCCAAGTGTTACCCAGATTAAATCCATGCAAGCATCAAGCATTTCTTCTTCATCCTGATTCCAATGAGCATCTATAAACTCTTTGAATTCTTCTTCCATCAAAGACTTATATAACGCAGCATTTTTTGGATCTGGTTTTTGATCACATGCGCTTTGAAAAACTTTTACATCTAATGAATACGACATTATTTGGTTTCCTTTAAGTCATGACCATAGTATGCAGCTGGCCAAGGGTTTTCGGCATCAGCGTCTTCGCGGAGAGTTTGAGTCCACTCATCTATTTCTTCGGAATGTAAGCCATAGTGCTCATCTTCAGGAACATAATCCAATATTCCATCGGGATGATAACCAACACCACGAATAAAGTAATCAACATTTTCTAAAACATGAGAAATATGATCTACCTCAAATTCGTAGGTAATCTTGTGACCATTACTGTTACCAGTATATAAGTCTACATGTTCAGCAATAAGTGTAAATTTTGGCATATTAATAATCCTGGGTTTGACCTTCTTTTGTAAAGAAAGCATTCATTACTTGTTCATCATTCCACGAGTCAACATAATCATTATCTTCACGACACAGTTTCATTGCATCTTCAGTATTCATAACACGATGAGAAACAATGGTCTCACCTATATCTAGTTGAGAAAATTCTTTGGCTGTATGCATAGTTACATCATCAAGCGCATACTCAGGATTAGTAGCTGGTGCTTGAACCATATATCGCAAACGATATTGTTGAACACACTCAACCATTACCCAAACTTTATCGGATTTAGTCAAACTCCAACTTCCATCACCACGATCTGTCCATATGACATCATCACCAGCTTTAAAACCAGAACCCTCAAGGATTTCATCGTTCAATTCAATGAACAATTCACCATCTTCATTTTCTTGTACTTCAATTGTCCACTTATTCATAGTTAATCTCCAACCAGTTAGTTTCTTCATCAAGAATTTCAATAGTAACACCTTTCTCTCTAGCCATGAGAATCATGTTAGAAAGAACTCCACCGCCATAGCCATTAGTACCATAGTGAGACTTATGACAATTATACGTCGAACCACTGCTGCCGTCAAACATTATGCAAAGACCTACTTCGTATGCTCTTGTAATACCTGAGTTTAGTTTCCAAGAATCTGAACCAAGATAACCACCATACCAACAAGCAAAAACTTTATGGATTGGTGGAGTATCTGGTCCAGTAATTCTAACAACTACCCATCTGTCTGGAGTGTACTCACTCATACTTCAACTACCTTTAATTCAAAACGATCGGCACGATCTTCATAGTTGATGTAACCACGAGGGTTGCACACAACACGAGTGCTTCCGATCATGTAGTCAAAGTCTTCATGCGTATGACCATGAGTCCACAGTTTGATACCTGGACGATCCATGATAAAGTTATCCAACTTAGAATTGTAAGCACCATTCATCAATTGATCAGTCTTGTAACGTGGATGCTCAGAACCTTTACTTGGGGCATGGTGAGTACAAACAACAACAGTCTTCCATGGAGGAATATGATCGTATGTTACCGTAAGAAATTTCAGCATCTCTTTGTGGTCTTCTAGGGCATCCTGTGGAGACAAGTATGCATCACGAGTCTTAAAGACTGCGTGGTACAATCCAGCACCACTCTCGTCTTTCTTGTGAACACCATTCTCATCAAGAGTTGGTTCTTGTGTTCTGAAATTAACTTCTCGATTACTGTTCTTGCAGATTTGAAAGTCATTCATACGACGCTGAACATGATTCATTGTCATCTCATCTTCACCATTCATATCAGTCCAAAGAGTTCCACCAATGAATACGTGATCATTATGTTCCCAAACTTCTTTATCAAGAAAGTGAATGTTGTCACCACACTGCTTCATGGCATCTCTTAGAATACCTGAAGAAGTAGCGTAATCACCATGATAATGCTCATGATTACCCATAATATACACAACATGAGGAAAGTTGCGAGAGCAAGCAGCAAAGAAATCAAGATAACGATCAGTTTTAGCAGAAGAAAGAATACTATCGGTGACACGAAGATCAACAGCAGTACAAATATCACCAGATAAAATAAGAACTTCAGCATTTTGTGTGTTTTGTAGTTCAAGTTGTCCAAATTCTAGATGGACATCGGAACAGATAGCAATTTTCATATTATTTCCTTTCATATCTCAATTATACATGAAATACGCATTAAAGTCAAGTCAACATTCTAATTAACCCTACTGAGTCTATGGTTACTAGCAAGAGGTAGTTAGCCAGCATGCCAAATGATTGCCGAGTGAAAGCAGCCCAAGAGTACAAAGCACAACCAGTGATCCAAATGGGATAAAGGACAAGTAGCGGAGGATTGGGTACAGTGATCGCCATTGTAAGAGCACAGCCAATGCTGATAGCCCAAGCCAACAACTCAATGCCAAAACGAAAGGAGTTAGATCGAAAGTCATCTTTTATCCATTGTAGTGTAGGTCCAAATATATCAAGCATTATCTTCCTCGACCAGCGGTACGACGAACTCTACTTTGTAAGTTGCCTACAGCTGATTTAACCAACTTCTTAGCCAGTTTTATATCACCGAATTTAGCAACAACTGCCTTAACAGCCTTTTTCTTTTCTTTTTTCAGTGCACGAGCTTCTTTTAGTCTAGTAAGCGAATCCTTATACACTTCATTGGATTTTTCCAAGTCTGGGTTTTTCTTACTTTCTTCATCTAACAACACTTCATCTGGATTAGTACCAGTAACACCATCTTTATGTATCATTTTAGTTCCTTTGTAGACACCCGACATCCTATTATAACATTTTTACTCTTGCAAGTCAAATTTATTTTTGATCACTCTTGTAAGGATTTTGAGGATCACGGACAAAAACCACGTGATCCTTACTATGTATAGTTATCCTATTTTCAGAGTTGATTTTCGTGTTATTAGTCGTTGTACAGGCGAAAAGTGCCATTACAACAACAAAAATAAGCAAATATCGCATCAAAACCACGTTCCACTCCCGTAAGTACCGAATTTTCTCATACACACAGTGAAAATGAGACCGAAAACGATCTCAAACACAAACAAGCCAACAAGTATGTATAGTATAATCACACTTCGCCACCATAGTAGTTAATAATCAGATCCAGAGCACGAATTAACTTACCATTATTCACTACATCATCAGGATGTAACCAATAACCCTCAGGATTTTGTTCATCCTTGGGATTTTCAGCCCACTGAGCCAATTCACTCTTCAAATAATTACGAGCATCAAGTAAATTTGCTCGAGTAATACCATCAGCTACTTCAAAGGGTATAGTAAGTTCGCTCATTCTTCAACTCCAAAATGTTTCTTTATCTCATATCCGAATTCTTCAAACTGCCATGCTAGAGAGTGTATCTGTGCCTTGTCACCACGGTCATCTGTTTCCATTGATTGGATACGTTCAGACTTAGATTTAGCAAGAGCGGCACATTCCCGCACAATCAAGTCGGCGAACTTTTCTTTGTCAAACGCCATGTATGTGCCACCACGCTCGTGCATGACTTCAGTATATGCCTGTTCAGCAAGTTGTTTAATTCGTTCGTTCATGTTAGTAAGTCCACAATTACTCTAATAGTTTCTGTATCAATATGCAGCTTCAATGCTATCTCAGCTACATCCCAATGCCGTTCAAGTAGTTCCTTGACAGCCAGCATTAAGTCATGTCGTGTATACATAGTGTAGTTCCTTCATAGAGTAAGTATACTCTCATAACGCTTTAAAGTCAAGTACTGTTGACAGGGTTTGCAGGTATATTTTTTGCAGGGCGATTTTTGAGACGGATTCGCTTAGAATCGGCTGAGGTATGGACGGGAAACATGGAGATGTTAATTAAAGTTTCCTTTGGGCTTGCATCACCATAAGGTACTTAAAGGGGACCCGATCTCTAAAGCGAAAAGTCTACCTCACATACAGCAATAAAAACTTGACTTTAATTATCACTTCATATATACTATCCCATATCGTCTTCGCTTCGCTCAGCCTTTTACTCGCACAAATGTCCTATGACGCTTGTCAAAACCAATGCGGTTCTTGAACATTTTTACATCACGACCACTCTTACCACTAGGAATAAACCCATACATCCACTGCTTGTCAGGACTCAGTATATATGTGCCGTTCTTTATATTACTACCCTCAGCCCAATCACTGGTGGTCTCGCGAAATACAACCATTTCTATCGGCATAAATTTACTGTCCTAACAACACCATTGTCCATGAAAGAAGTTAACTCACAACGAACACCACTCAAGGGCATAGTCACCACTGCTGTACTAGTGCTATATCCAACACCAGAGAGTGCAGCAACAGGTGCTGAGCCACGAGCAATTGATAGTATAGTACCTACTCCTATGAGTGCTAGGTACTGACCCGACCCACCATATCCCGTGTTATGTGAAGGGTTGCTGTTGTCAGCTGATGCCGCACTCATAATAAGGGTCATGGCAAGACCGACTGATAGACGACGCATATATGGGGTACTCATGATAACGACCTTTCTGTATTCAACTGGGTATAATAGAATTATACCTTAAAGTGGGGATTAATGTCAAGGGAATTAATTCTGCAAAACAGCGAGAAATGACTTGACTTTAATCCGATTTTGGTGTCTGCCTGGACTGCGAATTTTTGCGGTGTATTTGTGATGCGCAATGGCTTTTCTGCTTAACTCAACACAAGAGACCGATTCACACCGAGAGCGATCACTACTTATTGCTGTACGTAATCATTCTGACACCAATTTTCTCTGAACAATCGCATAGGTAACCGATCCACTCACTTCGTCTTCAAGGTCAGCATCAGCGACTTCATCCTCAGAGATATCAAAGTAGTCACGGATTATGGCTATTTTCTCAGCCAAAGCCAGTGCGTGTGTTTCATATACACCGACTACCGTAGTTCCGTCATCGGTTCCCTCAGTTAGCACATAGACATATTTCATTTTCCGCCATCCCTTTGCTGTTTTTCCATTGCTTCAACCCTACGCTTTAATTCTTCAACTTGCATTGTTAGATTCTTCAGCGATTTTATAACGATTTCAAACAGCTGTTCCTGCGTGATTGAAATTTTATCTGTGGCTGCTGCCTTTTTACTTTCATATCCTGACATTTAATAATCCTTTTTATCACCGAATCGTTCATTGTACTCATAACCCATTGCGTACGCACGTAGTTGAATACCGTGCATATCTGTTGCTATTACCCGATCACACTCATAGGTGCCCCCAGGATACCAGTGTGGATTGGGTGCACGATGATAGTGCGAATCAGCTGAACCACGATCAAAGGGCGAGCCATGTGTACGATCAAAGGTTTCACCCTTATACTCAATTGTTTTTCCATCTGTTGTGTTCACTTTGCTACCTTTGAAAGTTGTACATCGAATTTGTGTTGTACCATTTTGTGATCATAGTATGTTACACTGCGACCGATACCGTTATCCTTGCCCATGCATTCTAGCATATAGCAAAGTGCATCATTTTGCATAGAAAAATCCCCCACTCGTCTACCTCTGATTGCAGCAGTAGTTGTATAGAAGGAAACACCATTCACAATGGCACGAATTTTCATAATATATCCTTATTCAAAAATCAGTAAAAAGGGTTACAGCCCCATCAAGCGCATGCGCAAGAGCTGTCCCAGAGTTGGTTTGATACCCAATCTCTTGCGTAACAGTTGACCCAGTGTTTTCTTTTGTTTCATAACTTCCTCCCTTGTTCTTATTAAGCAGTTAACATGTAAGTGGCAAGATCTTTGTAATCCTTGTTTGAAGCACGGATTTTACAAACAGCGATCAAGGTACGCAGAGAGATTTCCTTGCACTCATCTTTGATTTCCTTGATTAGGGCAAGGGCATCAGCTTTAACATCAGTATTGTACTCGGGCATAAACTCAGGCGATGAAGCAATGAAACCCATGCGGTCAAGTTTCTGATCGGTAGTCATAGTGAGGTCAATCATCATTGAACGTGAGCGAATCGCTTGGTCAATACCGTCCTGAGTCATGTTACTAATAAAGATCACACGACCTGTGAATTCAAAGGACTTAGGCAAATCTTCCTCACGCATGTCAGCGTTCCAAGAGATAATACGCTTACCGTAGGAATCAAGTGCACCTTTGAGCAGGTTCAAAGCAACAGGATCTTTGAGGACTGAGTCACAGTCGTCAAACACAATGATAGAGTTGTTGTTTTCAAACAGAGTGCGGTACAAACCCTTGGCAGTGGAGTAACCCTTAACCTGAGTGAAACATTTGCGAGTGTTAAGCACAGTGCCGACTTGAAAGTCAGCAAGGTTAGAGATGTCGGTGTAACCAGCATCAGCAAGGGTCTTAGTAACAGTAAAGGTTTTACCGAGACCACCTTCGCCAGTGATAACAGCTGAAGGCTGTACACCTGAAGCAACCATTTTAACCAGCTTTTCAACAAACTCAAAGCGAGTATTGATG